GTAGAGACTACCACCAACTGTAAGATTCTCAGGCAGTGCCGTTATCTGTGTACCTCTCAAGTCGAGACACCCGCTAACTGTGAGATTCTCAGGCAGTTCAGTTATCTGTGTATCGCTCAAGTAGAGACTACCACCGTCTCGCGCCATCATTTCATTTGCCTGTTCAAGCGTTAATTTCATAGTGCCCCCCTAATATCTGATAGCGTTAAGTCGCAATTCCTCAATTGGTATCGCAAGTGCTCTGCCAAACCGCCCCAACTCTTCCGCTGTTAACTGTTCCGGCTTTTTCAGTCGGCGGTTAAATGTGCCAACCGACATTTTGCACTGCGTTGCTATTTCTTCATGCGTCTTACCGCTCGCTTTTATGTGTCCGTAAAGTAATACCGAAAGCCCCTCATGCTTCGGTGTCGCAAGTTTCACTCTCGGCACTTGACATTCCTCCTTGCTTCGTTGTATAATGAACTCGCATAATTTTCACTTTTGCTCTCGCAAGTGTTTCCGACGCTTGCGGGAGCATTTTTTGTTTGTGGTTATTGCCGGGTTTATGCTAAAATTGTTGTTGCTATTCTTAATTTGCGGGAGCGTGTTAACATGTCCAACCAGTTAAAACCCCACTTTGAAGAATATTGGAGTGCCGATCTGCAAGCGGATTACTCCAAAGCTCGCAACGATGATGAGCGCCGCCGTATGCTGCTGCGGTTCGGTTACGACAAAGACCACAAAGCCGATGCTGTGCGCTTATTTCCCGAGTACTTCGAGAACAGCTTGACCAACGTTCCAGAAAGCACAGAACCAGAAAACGCCGAAAATCAGAGCCGCAAAAATAGCACGACCAATAAGTTTGTAGAGGTTGGTGAAGTTTCGGGTGCTGCCGTTAACATCATCGCCTTTATCAGACTTCTCATTTCGTTTTTCCGCCGCTTCCTCTGAGTCCATAATCATTCTGCTAACCGCGCAAAATAAATTGATTGCTGTTGCAGCTGCCATGAATACGTACAGGTACACTAATTTCAATTCATCCCTCCTTTCACTGGTCGGTACCAAGCTTTTCGACTATTTTTTGTATCCGTAATAGTTTTTTTATAAACGAAGCGTTCTCAAGCAATTCTTCTATCGCGTTGCATAAATAAGGGTATTTCTTTGTTTTCTCAATAGCCGCTTCACTTAAGCCAGTGGTTTTTACCGCTATTTGCATATCTTCGTTTCTTGACATGACATTAGACAAGCCCAACAAATAATCTGTTGATACGTTTAAAAATTTTGCGATCTCAATAATTTGCTGTGCATTTGGTGTTCTCACGCCGCCGCAAAAATACGAAATTACATTGTCCTTAACTTTTAAATGCGCTGCAAGCTCTTTTTGCTTCACGCCTTTTGATGCTAATGCGTTTGTTAACCTATACCTAATATTTTCGTTTTTCATTTTCATCCCTCCTTTCACTGGTCGTTGGTGGTTAACAGTTCATCGATTGTGCAACCATACAAATTAGCAATTTCCGGTAACCTTTTTGTGTTAGGCATATTTACACCTGTTTCCCATTGATATATCGCAACATCTGTTACTCTGAGTGCTTCGGAAACTTCCAAAACCGACAAACCCGCAGATATACGCGCCGATTTAAATCCCAAAATTTCACCTCCAATTCAAATTAAATTAATTCCCCACTTGACTTCATAAGCGAAACTTAGTATTATAGAAGCGCCAACAACTTTATACGAAGTAATCCGCATAGAAATAATATGGGGGTTTGCTTTGTTTTTGCTAAGTTTTGCTTTGCATCCTTAATATACACTAATTGTAGCTTTGTGTCAATAGGTTTTGCAAAGTTTTTCTTAGTATTTTGAAAGAGGTGCTTTGCGTGGCCGACCTTACAATTGTAGAAAAAATTAATTCGTTATTAGCTTTAAAAAAAATTAGCAAATCGCAGTTTTATAAAGATTGCGACATTTCAAGTGCTGCTTTTTCGCAATGGAGAACCGGAAAAACATTCCCGTCCAGAGGTAATGTTTTAAGAATCGCAGAATACCTTGATGTTTCACCTGAGTATTTGCTTGCCAGCACCTACGCGCCGCTCCCTCCGATAGAAGTGGAAAAAAGAAAACCCTCCTTCGAAGACGAAGAAGGTAGTGTTATGGTTGATAGAATTAGAGCATTATGCAAAGCTAGAAATACTTCTATTACAAAACTCGAAGCTGCGCTAGGATTTGGTAACGGTACAATTGGTAAGTGGAAGAATGCTAAAAATGCTCCCCCGGCTGATAAATTAGAAAAAGTGGCGGATTTTCTTGACGTAAGCGTAAGGTATTTGTTGACTGGCGAAACTTTACCCCCTTATCTTCCTCCAATAAAAAGTGTAGATGAAAAAAATCCCGCCCCCACGAATGGAGACGGGAAAACATATAAAGAGCAGTTACTTGATTTAATTGACGATATAGCAGCCCACGGCACAAGAGACGATCTCATTGATGTTCTTGCCGCCATAACCGCCGCTATGTTGAAAAAATAACAGGTTAAAAGTTATTTAAAATAAATATTGATTTTCAGGCGACAACTGCATATCATATAAGTATGATACAGACCTCGCCACGCCTCTCGTTGAAGCGTACCATGGCGGGGTCGTTGTCTTTTTTATGGTGCAATATGAAGGATTTAAAAAAACGCACATCACGAGCTGAGCAAATAGCGTTGCTCAAAAAACGCGGAATGATAATTGACGATGCCGCTGTTTTGGTTTTCCCTCGGGGTGGCGTTCTTATTTAGCCGATTAGCTTTGTAATCACAAAAAATAAAGCTCCCCCACCCCAACCGGGGCAGAAGAGCTTTGCGGTAATTATAAAGATAGTCGTTTTTGAATTTCAACGATATCTATAGGATGTAATGTTCCTATTCTTTTTATCAAATTGTTTGGATCAAGTGCAAGCCGTTTTGAAATGCGTACAACCGTTGGTTTTGCAAGTCCTGCTTCTTTCCAACGCTGCAACGAATATTCTCCGTTGCGCGGGACCTGACTGGTCAATTTCAGGCAGTTAATCACTATAACAGAGTTTTCAAGAATGACCACTGGGCGCACTTTCTTCTGCGGCAAATCCTCAAAAGGAACATTAGCGATGTAAACATCCCATTTTGTCACAGATACGCCTCCCACACGCTGTCCTCGTCAGGGTCGTACCATTCTTGCGGAAGTGCGTTGACTATCGGGGTTTTTATTCTTGTTTCAAATTTTGGAACGGGATGTGCGATAAAATAATCCCGTATATCGGTTTGTTCAAGCACTCCATGTCCAGCCGAAAAGGCTTTATCCCACGGCGTTCCCGCTTTATGTGTCAACGAAACTAATGCGTTGCCGGTGTATTGCCCGAACTCGCGAATAACATCGAGTATAGTTTCAAACTCTTCGCTTGAAAAACAAGACCGTTCTATTTCTTCAGTATAAGGTATAGGATTGCGTCCGCACACTTTGTATTTGTGGTAAACCTCGGACACAACAGGGCCGAGCGGCCATGCTAAGATGTGATTATCGAATAAAGGTTTGCCTGTTCTGGCAAGGTATACACCTTGTGCGTAATATAGCAGTTTGTTTAGTTTTAGGTTTGTTATTTGATCGTCTTCACTTTGATTTGCAATTTGAATAAAAAAATCAGCAACATCGAAAACGTTTGCCATAACCGACACCTCCTTGGTGTTATTATTGCACATAAAAAACGCTCAGTCAACATTTAAGTTGTTGTTACAGTTTTGAACGTTCTGTTGATATTCGAGGGTTTTCAAAGACAGCAATATTTCTTTGCACTGTTCCTCCGTAGCAGCTGCAATAAGTTCTTTAATTTCGTTTAAGACAAAGGTGCAAAAATCGCTTTCGCTGTCCACTGAAAAATCCTCCTTGTGGTAAATGTTGCCCCCTCGGCGCAATACACAGATTAATGACGAGCCAACACATTTCTGAGTATCGCGCCTTTTTTTAGTGTGCAACTTCAATAATTAAAGTATCCGGCCTACCGGGCGCTGCATCGCCAAATCGCCACCCGGCAAGCCGTTACTCTGGGCTGTGTGGGATTATCGCTTTCCCCGTATACAGCCTAACATTTTATAATGCAAATTTACAGCCTAATATAACTGGAAAACGCGGTAAAATTATGCTACTTTATATACCGTTATATTATGGTGTAACACCCTTATTTTCGGGAGGTTGTATATGAAAGGTAAAAAGAAAGTCAGTTCCAAGAAGCCTTATAACAGATGTCTTGGGTGTGATTACCGGGAAAACAAACATTGTGACGGTCCGCGCACATCGGCAATGGAGCTGCCCGACTGGTGCGAGTTTATGCGTGACATGAAAGAACTTAACGGCATGACTAATGCAGAAATTGCCGAAAAGTCGGGCGTTTCAGTTAAAACCATTGAGCGTTTAATGGCTCAGAATTGCGATCAGGACATTATGCGCGAAACAGCGAGATTAATTGAGAACGCTATAATCGGTTCGTCTAACCAGTACCCGTGTTATCTGGCTTTTGAAGAATCGTCACAGAATAACGATCAGCAACTTCTAGCGGCAACACTCGAATTGGAACGTGCGCTTAACGATAACGCAGACTATCGATCCGCACTTGACGGCATCCATGCTTCGTATAATGCCGAAATGCAGCAAATCAGAGAAGAAGCGCAAAGGAAAATCGACTTCTTGCTTACCTCTTTAGAAGAGGCACGAGCAGAAACCAAATATTGGAGAGCTGAAAACGAGCGCAAAGGTAATCTTATAGACAAATACATGGAGAAGATTATCACCAGATAGCGACAAAGGAGAACACCATGATTTGCAAGCACTGTAAAAACGAAATACCGGACGGTTCTATTTTTTGCAATTGGTGTGGTGAGCGTCAAGTTAAAGAGCGCAAAAAGAAAGATGCTATTAAAGTGCCGAAAGCAAGGCAACTTAAATCTGGTCGGTGGAACATCGAGCTAAAAGCGGAGGGTCAATCAATCACCGAGGAAACAGAAGAAATGTGCGTTGTGAAGGCTAAAGCCATTCGCGCCGCCTTTGTTGAGCAGAAGAAAAAGAAAGTCTCTAAAACTGTTGGTGAAATAGTTGACGAATATATTAACATACGCTCTAATTTGATATCGCCAACAACGTACCGCTCTTACCGCCACATTAGAAAGTATCGCTTTGAACGCTTAATGGAAACGCAAGCGCACACATTAACCGTTCCTGCGCTGCAAGGTGCTATTAATAGTGAGGCCGTCAATATAGCACCCAAGACGTTGAGCAACGCATGGGGGCTGGTTAAGTCGGCGCTGTCACCCTATGTTGATTTAGATCTCAGCGTTATTGTCTTGCCGCAAAAAAAACGTTCTAAAACCAGCGCTTATGAAACAGAAGATTTAAAAAAACTGTTTGCTGCGGTAGAGGGTGATGCCGTAGAAGTAGCGGTGCTGTTAGCTGCATGCCTTGGCTTGCGGCGCTCCGAAATCCTCGGCCTAACACACGAAAACATCAACAGAAAAAACAACACCATTACTATAGATCAAGCCCGAGTTCCGGACGAAAACAACGAACTTGTTATTAAATACACAAAAACAGAAAAATCGCACCGTGTGTTACCGTGTCCCCAGTTCATACTTGACAAGATTAAACCGGGCGTTGGTTTTATTTATAAAGAGTATAAGCAAAGCTATTTGTTAGCGCGTTTACGGCGAATCTGCGAGGCTAACGATTTGCCGCAAATAACACTGCATGGACTACGCCACACTAACGCCAGTGTTATGCTTTTGCTTAACATTCCCGATAAATATGCGATGGAACGTGGCGGTTGGTCAAACAACCAGACCATGAAAAACATATATCAGCACACATTATCTTCCGAACGAAGCAAAGCTGATGAAGCGGTAAATCACTACTTTGAAGAGCTTGTAAAACGTTGATTTTACGAATGAATTTACGAACGGTTTTAAAAAACGTAGTGATACCAATAGTTTTAGCCGACATTGTGAGGGTTCAAATCCTTCTTCCGCAGCCAAAAAGAAGAAACCCCGTAGTTATTGAAACTACGGGGTTTTCCTTTGTTTTCAATGCTTTGCGGGTTTTTGCAGACTATCAAATATGATAGTTTAACATCAAATTTGGTAGTTAAATATCATATTTAAAAGCCCATTTTTCGAACGTTTTTTCGAACGGATTTACGAACGTTTTTACGAACGTCAATGTTCGACGATACACTCATAATACAACGCCACTTTATCTTCTGCCGCGTCCTCGTCGTCAATAAACGCTTTTGCCAGTTCTGCATAGAAGTCGGGCTTCTCACCAATGCCGTACTTACGGAATACTTTTGAATAGTCGCTATAAAGCATGTTTACTACGGCATAAAACTCATACGGATCACACTGGATATTTTTCTGTGCCATGACAGGTTTTATCTGTTCAAGGCTCCAATGGGCTCCCGTGCTGCCGTCTGCGTTGCGCATTGATTTCACCCACTCTTCGGCCTGTTCTTTGCCGAACTCAGGTTTACCGGACGATGAACCATGGCCCATTTCAGATTTACCCGATTTGTGAGTTTTGGATTCGTCCATGCGCTTGTGTTCGGCTACGGCTCGATAGTCATTACGAAATTCGTGCGGAGAATAACTTTCTTCACTGTCGATCGAAAAGCCTATACGCGGCATTGAACGACTCTCTCTGGCTTCTGCATACGTTGTGGTGCGTCCTGCTGATGCCGGAGTGTAATTTCTTATGCTGCGGCTATCTTCGTTTCTCGGGCTGTTCCGTTCTTCGTCATATGCTTCGTAGTTGTCGTAAGCGTCGTATGCGCTACGCATCGGGGCAAATCTGCCGTTCTTATATCTCCTGCGGCGCATTGCGTCTGCCGGCTCGTAATTGTCGTAAGCCGCCATGGTTTCGCGTCTGTTACTGTAGTTGTCTTGCATGCCATCTTTTTCTTTATCGGTCATGCTTGAAAGTAAAAGTAATCTCATTCCGGGTTTCATGCTCCGGCACCTCCTTCTGCTGCGGGTGCTGTACCGTCAATAGCCGAAAGCGCATAAGACGGAGAGCAGCACGGTTTACCAAGCATCTTAAATGCACCGCCCGTCGCAGTTGTGGAAATTACAACGGCATACTTTGTGCGTGTTCTGATACCGCAGGCCGATACTTGTGCACAGCATTTATCGTTTAGGGGATAAAGCACAGTGCCATCACCAATGGTTATAAACACTGGTGCGGTTATAGTTGTTGCTGCCGGTATAGTCTGCGCTACTACGATGCAGTATTTACAGCCGTCAGAATAACTTCCTGCCGGCAAGTTTACAACAAGGTTGCCCCCGGTAAACTCTACGCTTTCAGATATCACGAATCTGTTGCAAAGTCTGCAAACATTTCTACATGACATATTTTTCACCTCTTTTAAACTCAGGGGCGACAAGTGCCGCCCCGATAATGTTAACTGTTAATAACCGCCACAACCGCAACCGCAACCGGAACCACAAGGAACCTGCACCGGAGTCGGGGGATTTACCCAATATGCCGGTGTCGGGCAATCGTTGCCGGTTCTGCGAATAATTTCTGCGGTGCTTGCATCAATTGCCGCACGAATTACGCTGTTCTGCTGGCTCTGGCTGAGCTGGTTACTCAGTTCGGCAATTCTTGCATCCTTGGAAGCGAGCTTCTCAGATACAAGGAAGTCCATAAGACCGCGATAGTTTGCGTTCTGATTGTCGATAATATCGCGGGTCTGCATGTTAACTACATTGCTGAGATCGCAGAAACCTCTCGCCATATCGAATTTCACGCCATCAATCGAGCGCTGCGTAGTGCAGCAGCAGTCGCTAATCTGGTGTGCAAGCCCGTTGAAGCCGCTCTGTGTCTGATAGCCAAGGTTGCATATTGCGCTGTCAACGCCGTGGAAGCCGTTGGTAATTGTGTTTGTCAGCGCATAGGTGCTGTCGCAAATACCCTGCTGAACGCCTCTTACTGCGCTGTCAATGTTCTGAATTGCAAAGCCGTCGTACAGTTCGGCACGTGTCAGAGCGCCATTCAGGCCAAAACCGCCACCACCAAAACCGCCGCCCCAGCCATTACCAAAGCCGAGCATTGCCAGTATGATTATTGCCCAAAGGCCCTCACCAAACATGCCGCCAAAACCGCCACCGGAATTACAGCCGCCGCTGTCCTGACCGAGCGCATAGCCCATTGCAAATCCATTATCTTCTGCCATTTCTTATTACTCCTTTTCAGTTAAATTTGTATATAGCAAAACGGGGCCGATCGCATCCCCAAAATGCACTTGAGCATCGGGTTTTCAAATCAAGACCCCGCAACTGAAAAGTCGCTGTTATAATTTATCTGTTACTCGCTCTTATACCGAGCTGATTCAGTACATCATTTATTGACATGCCGCGCTCTTTCGCCATGTTTTCTGCTATAGCTCTAAGCTGTTCGGGAGATTTGCCGTTAACCATGCCCATGTACTGCTTGATTACCGGATTACTGCCGGCCATGTTCTGTAGCGCCGCGTTTACATTGCCGCCATTGCGCATAATTTGTATAAGTTTGGGAATAATGTTATTCAACGTTTACACTTCCTTCCGTGCTGTCACGCATTTTGCACACCAGCTGATAAAGATCGTCAAGTTTGTTGCCGAATCCTTGCAGAATTTCGCTGTAGTCCGGCATTATTTTCGGCTCTTCTGTTTTCTGCTGCACAAGCGCAAATTCGTAAAAATCCGATGCACCAGTGTTCTGATTAAATCGTTTAAGGTAAATACAGCCGTGACCTAAATCAGGCATAATTGTGCCGGGTGAGAAATAATCTGCAAGTACTGCCACTGCTTCCTCACGGCTCGTTACAGGCCGACAAGCAAAGCCCTGAGCGTTGGTCTGTTGCGGCATTTGCTGTGGATGTATAGGCTGTTGGCTAAGCTGCGGTGCATATTCCTGTCGCGGTTGATACGGCTGCTGTGCCGGCATATAGGTTGAATAGCCGTAAGGTGTGTAGGCCATTTGTATTCCCCTTTTCTGTTCTTTTGTGGCTATTTTAGTATAAAAATAGACCGGCAACGTGTCTGTTACCGGTCTAAAAAGGGTCATTATAATATTGCGGCTATTTTGTCTTTTACGCAGCGTATACGCCGCTTAACTGTTTCCGGGCTGCAATGCAACTCAAACGCTATTTGCTGCTGAGAAAAGCCGCGAGCACGGAGCCGTAAAACGCTTATTTCTTCATCCGTGAATCCGCATTCCTGCTCAAAATATTCCCGCAGTGCTGTAGCAAACTGCAGCTTATCCTTTGCCTGTGGTGTTGTCAACTTCTGTTTTAGTGCACTTGGTTCCGTGCTCTTCACCCCCGTAAAGCTTATCGAGCAAAGCTTCAGCTAATTTGGCCTTGCTTGTGCCGATATCAATGTTTTCGATTTTACAATACTTTCGGATAACGTCTTTCACTTTCGTTGCACACCTTTCAGGGGTGCGGGCGAGGTTGCCCCCCACCCGCTGTTTTTTTGTTGCTTTTTGGCTCGTCAAGCAACTGTTAATCTGCTTCAAAGCGCTCGTCCAGATCCTTTACACTTTTTACGCCTTGTGCTTTTTTCATTCGGCTTTCCACTGCATTTTTAATAGTTTCTTCCGATACTCCGCTGTCAAGCAAATCGTCATAAATGGTTTGCCACTCACTTGCGCCGGCTTCATAAGCTTTGTAAAGAATATCCATAAACACTTTGCGGTTTCCGGAATATTCTACGTTGCTCCAGAACTTTTCCATGTTATATTGCAGTAAATAATTGTCGGTTGAATCTGCGCCCAACTTAGCAATAGACCAAATATCGCGTTTCAAATTTGACAACGGAATACCCAACATTCTGGATGCTTCAAGCAAAAGGTTCAACATAGCCCCGTGTATCGTTTGCTTTCCGCCTCTAAACGCCTTAATGAAATTTTGCGCAGCTGTTATTGTCTTTGCGACACTTTCCATATCCATACGCGCAACGTCATAGCCTTGCAACAACGAAATGACATCTTTGGCATATGGAATGTATTGAGCGGGATTTATAATGCTTCCAACATTACCGTTCCAAAACGCCGCAAAGTATTCACCAAAATTATCTTCTTCACCGGTAAAGCCCGTAAATGCAGCAAGCCATTTTTCCCAGTAATCCTTTTCTTTATCGTCGTCTCTAAGTGCGTCAATAATAGACTGAGCAGCCGCATTGACTACGCCGGACACAAGCAGTGCTGTCGTGGTTCTTGCAAGACGTTTTTTAGCTGCTTTACGCGTTTCAGCGTTGGTGCTGTTTCTTACATCGTAAATTGATGATAGAAACATATTAAACTGCTTTGTCGGCTCGCCCATGAAAGAAGTAGCCATCTTAGTTAAACCACTACCGCTACGCATGATTTGCGAACGTTGGAGGATGCCATCCACTACCTGTGTGTGGTCGACAACTTCTGTAAAACGCTCTGCTACAGCCTTGTAAAACTCCTCGGTTCCATGTTTCAAGTCTTTATGCTTTGCTTTGGTTTCTGCCTCTACCGCGTTCCAAAGCATTCCCCAGCTCAGGCTATCCATTTTACCTGCCGCCCACATGGACGCTTGCTTGACTTTTCCAAGCTTGCTGTCACTCTCGAAAAGAACGTCTTTCATCTGACGGCCTGTGTTAATATCGAAATAGCCCCAGTCTTTCCACTGTGCGATAGGAGCATATTTCAAAGCCTTTTCCCAACCGCCTTTACGAACGCTTGCGGCGAGGTATTGCGGTTCAATCATATCAAGAGCTCGCAAAATCGCTGTTGGCTGCTGAATGATAACTCGCAGGTTTGCACCTACAGAAGCCGCCTTGTAGTTACCTACAATGCCACTCATGTACTCTGTTTCCGCATGAGTACCTTTTACACCGTTTGCGATATCAGACAAAAGCTTCTGAACGTAAGCAGAGCCTTGCGATCCGTGTACTCTGTCGAATAAGCCTTTGACGGTCCCGACACGATTGCCTTCGCTGTCACGGAAAGTAAAGTTACGAATACGGTTAATATCCTCCGATGTGGCAAGCCATGCCGCATAGGTAGCCATCTCAGACGCATGTGTTGAGAACGTATCAAAGATGCTGCCTATTTTTACAGATGTGTTTGCGTTCGGCTTTGTTGCTCTTGTAAAGCCTTTGTTTGCAACAGACGTACTTGCGGTATCGCTCTCGACCGTGCTCTTGGTTTCTTGGCGGTTGCTGTGGATAGGCCAATAGTTTTCCTCGGTGAACTTCTTGTAGTTATACACCTGCATGCTCGCCTTGTTGCCGTACTCGCTGAGGTCGGTAGAAGCATATTTTTGAAGTGCGTCAGCAATCTTGGTCTGCTCTGCACTCAGCAAAGATGTCGCCTCTGCGATTTCGTCAAGCGTAATATTGCGCACTGGTTCTGCTTTGGTGATTTTCTTAAGTCCACCTTTGGAGATTGCATCGGGCAGGATACCGCCGACAAGAATGTGGTTTCTTGCTTGTTCGCGGCGCATAAGCACATACAACTCCATGAGCTGTGCTGTTGAGAGGCTTACTTCTTCGCCACCGAGGCTGACAGTGTGCATCTCTTTCTCCAACGCGTTAACATCTACTTTGCCCAATGTTTCGTGTGTGAAATCAGAGATTGCTTTCATGATGCGGATATGTTCATCTTGAGCGTTACGCATCATACGGAAAAGCGCGTCGCCAGCTTTGCCGAGTCTGTGGAAAAACGCTTCAGGAGTGAGCATGTCAACACTGACAAGCTTCTGCATTTTGCCCAGAACTCCGCCCGGACCATCGAGCTCTGTTTTCTGGGTTTTGTTTTTATTTTCCTGTCGTAATGCGTCCGCCGCAGCTGCGACCGTTGCAAAGCGTTCAGCAGCAAACATCTTGTTTGTCGAGCGAATAGAAGCTTCTATGGCACGAACCGTTTTCCATATAGTTTCAAGTTCAGCGGGACTCATAATTGCAATTCGCTTATTTCCCATCGCAATTACTTCGTCGAAAAGACCGGCTGCACCATCACCACCCAGCAAGTCAGGATCGATAACCATTTCACTCTCACCGGCAATTTTTGTATAAGCCTCTTTGAGTTTTCTAAAAGCTAGTGTGCGCTTTGTGGGCGGTTCTACATATCTGCTATTTCCGGGTTCTACACGATGATATTTTGCGTCCTTGCCGAATTCTATATCGTAGCTCTCCAAATTGATAGCTTTAAGAAGAGCTGCCAAAGGCTTTTGCAGTGCATCCGGGATATGGTGTTTGTCACTCGGGCGCAATAGAGTAGAACTCAGCTTTTTTACATGGCGTGTTATTTTAACTCTAAGCTCGGCCGCTTTGCGTTTTTCACTTGCCTTTTTTTCTTTAGCTTTATAATGCGATTTAGTTTCATTTACCGCCGTCTCTCTTTTTTGACGCTCTTTATTTACCTTAGATTTCATATTCTCATACGCTTCATTTACGGCAATTTCAATATCGGCCTTAATATCCGCTTCGCTGCGTCCCTGCTTTGTGCCTTCGCTTCTTATGCGGTCAATCTCTTTGACAAGTTCGCGAGAGCCTTTGAGACTGAATGCAACTGCCTTACCGGGTTGTATTTCCCAAGAAGCTTTCGGAAGGTTTTCCACAGGGTCTCTGGCGATAATTAGTTTACCTTTTCGCTGAACCGTTTCAAACCATTCGCTAATTTCTCCCACATAGTCAGCGGTCTTTCGGTTGTTTTGCCAGCCAGCAGATGTCTGTCTTCCTTCGCCGCTACCGTCACCTTCGTACACCATAAAGTAAGCGGTACCGTCAGCTTTAATCGCTTTTGCCGTTTCGAGGATTACGTTAGCTCTTGCTTCGGGTTCTGAAATAACATTAAGCACATTGGCACAAGTTGCAGTGTCTGCTCGCTTTCCGCTTTGCAAAAAGGCGAGCGTTGTGCTGTTTTCCGTTTCTTCGCGATTGTACGGATCGAAAATCATACTCTTAACGCCCAGCTCAGCTAAATAATTCTTAGCAAGGTCAAATTTGCCGCCGCCAATATCTATATTTGTTTTTCCCCACTCTACATACCTGTTTTTAAACAAGGCTGGGATTTGCGCGATGCTGGTCTTCGCCGAAGATATTGCCTGACTAATTGGGGCAATAGTTCCACCGTCTTTGAGGCTAAACTTTGTCTTGAGACTAAGTTTGCCCGGACTTGCAGACTCGGTTTTTGAGTCGAGCAAAGCCCCCACATTGCTTACTTTTTCGGTTCGTACATGATGCCATTGTCTCCCGGATACGGCTTCGTGTGATCCGCTTTCCTTTGAAGTATGTCTTTGGGAATCCCCCTCGGAAAAGCCTTGCAGGTCACTTCGCCGTTCTTTCTGTGCTTGCATGTGTTGCAAATCGGAAAGCTGAACATCGGAGGCCTCCCTCGTTCCCCTTCCTCGCGGCACACTTGAGCCATCTCTTTTATGGTTTTTTTCTCTGTTTCGGTCAGATTTATCATTGATGGTTACCTCCGTCATGTAGATTGTTGGAACACCATTTTCGTCATAGCTAACATCTCTAATTGCAAAGCTTCTTTCCCTTTCAAAAAGCACTTCGCGTTCAAAATTGTTGCCAAAACCTTCAAGGTCTCTGCCCGTTCGCCCATCAATCACCATGTGAACGACATACTGCCCCTCCACAGGATAACCGTCGGGCGCAATAGAGGAAGACGTGTACGCAGAGGAAAACATGATTGCGCCGATTTCCACGCCCATCATAAACCGTTCATACTCCTCTTGACCGCCAAAGTCGTCAAAAACTATGTTTCTGTACACCGTGCCAACGTATAGAGGCAGTTTTATTAATGCACGGTCTAACTCCTCGACAATTCTTTTTTGACGCTCGCTTAATTCCGAGCCTTCACGAAGAGCGGCGTTGATTGCGTAGGCTTCTGGGCTTTTGTATGTGGTGACGGCGTATTCTTCCCCCTCCGTCAACCCTGTATTTTGTTTTAACGATGTCTTAGCGTTTTTGCCATCAGTATATTCCTGTCTGTTGCGGCTTGCAACACCTTTTTGTGCCTCGGCATTGGTTTGTGCCTGCGCAACGGCTGCATTTAATGTTTCACTGAGGCGTTTTTCTACCGCTTTAAACTGTTCGCCGTGCTGAGTGTTTTTAAGCTTGTTCCACAGATCACGGAAGATGTCACGCAATTTTTCAAGGAGTGTGCGGTTGTTTTGGTTTGCCTTTATAAAACGTTCAAGTTCACCGTCATTCTCCAAAAATTCGCCTATCTTGTCCGCTACTATCTCGTCCATAGCCGCTTCACTTGAAATGCTGCCGCCATGAATTGCATAGTTGTTTTGGATGCTTTTAATTTTTGCATCAACGTCAGATGTGTTAGACAGTACAGTTTCACGCAACTTCGCGTATTCCGTCGGCGCAAGTTCCTGCATTCGGTGAGTAATTTCGTGACCGAACAAAAAGCGCAGCGGATTGGAATTACCCTTTTCAATATCAATAATGCCGTTAGCTATCTGTGCGTTAGCGTTGCCGCCTGCAACGGTATCGGCAAATCGCACCTTTACGCCGAGAGCCTTTGCTGCTTCGTCAAGGGCCGATAGTGTTTTGCCATCAACAGCGTTACTTTTGATATATTCATCGGTTGAAACGTCAGAATAATCAATGCCGCTCTCTGCTCTGCTGAATGTTCTTGCTTTGTTCGGGTTCACTGTTGTGTTGCTCTTTTCAAGAACTTCTTTTACTGTCGGCAATGTCTCACCCGCTCTGGGAAGAACCGTTGTATATGCCGGGGCCGTAGTTGTCTGTGTGGGTTGTGTTGCCGCTGTCTGATTGCCTGCAGCCTTGTCCAACGCTTCAACTACTGCCGCCTGTACCGGGTCTTGCATCGGTTTAGCAACGCTCGGAACATTAGGCTGTGTAATATCAATCTCGGGCTCGGCTGCAAATGAATTATAAGCGCCGGTTATAGCGCCAACGCTACCAATCGCACCACCGGAAAGTGCACCGCCCAAACCGGCAAGACCTATTTCTTTTGCTTTTTCAACAAGTGCTTTTCTGAACGCTTCCTCTTCGCTTAAACCCTCTGCTTTGTATGCGTTTATAGCTGCTTGCCAATACGATTTGTCTTTTGAAATAATTATGTCGGCGATTGTGTTTATAAGCTCACTCGCCATTTCTTCTGTGCCCTCAGACAATACGTTTGAAAGCAGATAGCCTACAGCAGTTTTTGACCACTGAGTTTTGCCGAGCAAGGCTTCTAAGCTTACCCGTTCGGTAAATGCTTCTGCTGCGCCAGCTACCGCACCAAGCCAGAGGGCGCTTTTAGAATCGACTCCACGGTTGAGCGCATCAAGTGTAGTATCTGCAGCTGCGCCGGTACCCATTATTGTCAGTGCGACGGTACTGTTGCCGCCCGAAACAGCCGTGTTAAACAGAAAGTCCGCCATGCTCATTCCGGTTTCGTAAAGGAACGAGCCTACTTTTCCCCACTTGCTTTCAATGTTTTTGCCCACTTCTGAGCGTATGTCAGACGGGATTTGACTAAACTTATTGTAGCCGGCGTTAGGATCAACTTCGCCTGTTGCGCCATAATCCGCAAACTGCCCGGCCGTACTTATGAGTTTTGTTGGGGCCATAAGTGTACTGAAAACCGATGCAGCTACCGGGCTTTCTTTTGCATACTGTGACCACTGCTCGGCCTGCTGTTTTCGCTGCAGATAGGTGAGGTCACTTTTAATATAATCGATAAACTCATATGCTTTCTTGTGTTCTTTATCCCCGGCTTTTTCGTCAAGCGCGTACAAGTAGTTAAATGTAGCTATTTCATCATCGGTCATTTGCTTTAAAAAGCTGTCATCAATGCCAAGCACCGAACGGTTAAGCGCCGTATCAATAACGTTCTGTTTCGCTATAGCGTCCTCGTTGCGGTTTATGTAGTCATACATAATATCATTATAGCCGGTTTCACCATAGCCGATAGTTGCATTTTTGACAGCTTCTCGCCCATTTGCCGTGCTGACATATTTACTAAGCTCGTCCCAATCGCTGTTTTGCGACAAAGACTCAGGGGAGTATGTGAAATATTCCGACCACTGCCGTTCCTCTTCAGTAATAGCTTTGCTTTGTTCAAGCGCTGTCAGTTTTGTGGTTGCGTCATCATACAACTTTCGGAACTCCGCAACAACTGTCGGGGCTTTTTCTGTATTCGCTACGGTTTCATAAGCCTTTTGACGTTCTTTCCAATATGATATATCTTTGTCGATCTGTTTTAAATTCGACTCAAGTTTTTGCGGTGTACTTTCAATTGTAGAACGCCAATCGGCATAGTCTTGCTGTGTTTCAAAGGTTTCCGGCGGAGTGTAAAACTCCGCCTTTTTCTCTTCGGTTTTATTTGAAGCTGAAAGCGCTTTGAATTTGTTGATGTCTACTGTCTTTTTAGAAGTCTTCTGTGTGCTTGTTGATAAGCTTTTGAATTTTGCGATATTTACAGCCATAAAAAGCCTCCCTTAAAGAGCTCCGTTTTCTCTCAAATAATTTGCAAACAGCGGATTTTTGTTTACGAGCGTGTTAACAACGTAATCTAGATTTGATTCATCTACATTTTTATTAATGTAGTCTATAACCGTCTGCGGATTTGCCGATGCCATCAGCATTGCGTTTGCCGCATCAAGGATTGCGTCTCTCCCGCTGCGCTGAGTGCCGACGTTGTTATCAGCCAACCATTCCATAAAGTACGGCAAAGTCTGTTCAACCTGCCACTTTTCATAACCCTTTTGGTTAATCAGATAGTCAGCTGCGTCGGCCTCGTTTGTAATGCCAGCGTTATACAATTCCTGATAAATGCCGGTATAGCCAGTGTCAACGCCGCCGCCTGTAATTTTCTTGTACTCGTCATTATCTATAAGGCCCTGCTCCAATGCCGCCTTAAGTTCGTTAGCGGCTAAATTTTTTGCGCCTACACCTGTCTGATACTGATATTTCTGTAAAACGCTATCATAGTTTTTGCTGTCAACCCAATTTGTGTAACCCTCTAATGCACTTGCCGCAGCTTCCATATTGGGGATCCCCAAAGATTTATAGCTGTTGGTTATTACTGCTGCTGCGTCTTCTCCATAAGTGTCGTACATCTGCTGATACCATGCGGTTGTACCGGGTATTGCGTCAACGCCGCTGCTGTTATTATTGGAAACGCCACTATAGCCGCCACTATAACCACTACCGGAACCTCCACCACCGCTGGGCTGTGTAAGCTGACCGAGTTCATATTTCTGCAGCTGCTCCATATAACTTGTATCAATGCCAAGTTCACGCAGTTTTGAGTAATCGCCCTGTTGCGCTGCCAGTTTCGCCAAAGCCAAAGCATTGTCCTGTGTTCTGTTCTGTGCGTCTATTTCGTCCAGATACCTTGTGTAATTCATCTGATCCAAATCAATTGCCGTCTGAAGCTGCTGCAAAGCGCGGTTGTATTCGTCAGAGTAAATGCCGTATGCCAACTGATAAAGGTCGGGAATTTTATCGTTCAATTCAGACATGTACTGGTTGTAACTCTGCTGTGCAGCTGTGCCTGCGTAGGAACTTGCCAAACCGCCTGTACGTGCGCTTATCTGACCGAGAGTGTCTTGCATGGCTCTCTGACCCTCGCGCGTGTAACTTTCGGCATACTGCTGATAAAGCGGGTCTTTGGTGTAGTCATATGAAAACGGCTGTCTGTTATTAAGGTTGTTAAAGCCGCTTTCTATGTACTTTGAATACTCACTCTGATACTGCGGCTTGTTTGTGCCGTCTGTCTTGCCGGCAATATACTCAAGCATAGAGCGCTGAATGTCGTCGTTTGCATACTGCTGCAGGCCGATAGTCCCGGTTGCTTTGTCATAGCGCTTATTGTAAATATCAAGAACTTCGGAAGCCGGGGCACCATTTGCCATAAGCTGTTTGCCGATAGTGCCGTAATCTGTGTTATCAAGCCAGCCTGCGTAATTTGTAGTCGGCGCATAATTCAGACCCTCACCGGCAATTTTTTCATTTCGGAGCTGTTCGTACTGAGCAGCTCCTTTGTAATCTCCAGCTGCAGCGGCCTGCTGCATTAACGCCATGTAATCTATATTGTTATCGTATCGCTTAGTTGCCACTACGCTTTCCCCTCCATCTTTTTGATTTTTTCTTCAAGTGCCGTAATAGCTCTTGCACTTTCTTCCTGCACCAAAATAAGTTGCTGCAAAAGCTCCATCATAGCTGCGTCTCCTTTACGGTTTAGCACTCTGATCGTTTTTGAATAGTGCATTTAAATCTCCTACCCCCTTAAAGCAACGTCACGTGTAATACGGCGTATTACAACATCGCCCTTGCCTGCCAGACGAACTATGACCCGTTTTGCTCTGGCTATATGTATCGGAATATCAAAACGCTGACGACCAAATTTTCTTGTTTCCCAGATCTGTTTTTCTTCGTTATCATCGGTTTTTACATATACTTTCAGCTCTGCCCCGTCGCTGATGTCTGCATCTATATGAATACGTCTGTACTGCTTATATTCATAGGTGCCCTCTGTCCATTCGGCAAGTGTTGCGCTCCACTCGGTTTCTGTGTTTTCGCCCTCGCCTATCGCGTATATAGGGCCGGTCGATGTAAGTGCATACAATGTTCCACGCAGTTCCGCAAAGTCAATAACGTCCATATCGTCCTCTGCATACCAACAGTCGCGGATAGTATCAAACGAAAGGAGCTCACTAATATTCATACTGTTTCTCATACTTATGTAATAGCGCCCCGCTCTCTCTCCTGCTCTTGCCGCTTCGTAATGTTCCTCGCCGAGTCGATACGATATGAGCTGCGGCTGACCACCCGAAAACGCATACACTCCATCGCGGCCTTTATAGTAAAGAACCTCATTTATAATAATCATGCTCTTTTCGCTGCCGGCCTGCAGGCCGTTGTAATAGTCTGTGTACATAACGTAGTTTGCAGGATAATCACCCGCTATTCTGTGTAGCACATCTTCTTTCCAGCAAAGTACCGAGCCGCTATAATCTATAATGCCGGTAAAATCACTCGGCGAACCTACTGCAACGGCATAGCTGTCGGTTGATAGGCCGTCATAATCATAAAAGCGTTCCGGAAGTCCTAACGCACTTGCCCATATAGTTCTTGCCGTAACTTCCTTGAATGTTTCGGTTTCAGCGTCCCAGAGCGTGGATTTGTCATCGTTGCAGACTCCCCACAAACGGTTATTACTGGTGCAGATATAATCGAGGTTTGGAATATCACGTTTGATCGTTACGGTTTCTTCAACACTCTCCCCGGTTGTTCCTGCAAAAGACCCCTCTTCAAAAGACACTTCGTAATCGCTTATTTCAACAATCTTTACCCTTGAAACATCGCCGCACGGCAAGCCTGTAATTGATACGCGATCGCCAACCTTAAACTGGGTTGTAAGCTTTGGTGTGCCTACGCCGTAAACGTCGTAAGTTACCGATACCGTGCCGTCAAATCCTGTTTCACTTACAAATACATACCAGTACCCGTCTGCGCTGTTACGTCCGTTATTTGGATATGTCCCTTTGTCTGCGTATACATCGCCAATCTTTTTAGAGCCTTTGGAATAGTAGGTGTATTCCTCGTAGTACGGGCCTTTCGGAGCATACACCGCCGTACTGGTTGAAACGCTAATTACACCGTATTCAGAATACGAAACTGAGTTTACAGAGTCGCCTAAAGCTATATAACCGCTTCCCGGAGTACCTTTGTTGTAAGTTGTTGCCGAACCAGCGTTTGAGTATGTGCCATTTGAACTGTTAAACGAATACGAGCTGTACAGCGTAACTGATTCCGCGTAATCCGAATAACTGTCGTTAGATTCAAACGGCCCTTCTTCGTAATATGGGATATAGTATTCATCGTAAGAATAGTTAAGTTCACTTTCCCATTTTTCCCACTTACATTCCGTGGTACCGCTCTTGCTAACGCTTTTGACCTTTAAGTAATTACCCTCTGTGTTTTCGGCGGTATATGATTCATTTGTCGTTTTAGTTCGTATCAGATTATTGCTTGACGGTATCAGCAGATCACCCGATGCAATATCGGAAACGTTCTTTTCTTCTTCGCCCTCTTTTGTCCACAAACGGCTGTCTATATCCCACTCCAAGGCCGTGTATTTCAGTGTGGTAAGAGGCTCGTCACTGTTGTATGTAAAATTTTCGGTCTGTGTTGCTATAACCGGGTCTGTTTCTGAAAAAGTCAGGTTAACACCACTGGCAGTTACAGAGCTACCCGGTGCTGAAATAGTTGCGTCCATTCGCTTGATATCTTTTGTCTGCAAATCGACAACGAGCTTATCAGGCCAAATAACAAGCTTACTGTTTATAACTGCAAACTGTTTCTCACCCTCGGTCACTGTAGCAAGCGCAACCGTGGTTGGTGTATCTCCGCTGCGATCCATGGTGTAAAGCGTTGTACCGTCTACCCATACCAGCTCGTCCCATGCGTATAGTGCCGAACCTTTCTGCGTGGTTACTGCGTTTCTACGGCCTTTGCGTGTCGATAAAGCCGGGTAATGCCGACTCGATAAATTCAACGAATCTGTCAACGCTCCATCGCTTGCCGCGTCTGTACGGTTAAGGCCCGTAAAATTCTCTATCTTGATTTTAGAAGCCAATTCATTCTTAAGTGTCGGAAGCAAATGTTATCACCTCATTGCTATATGAATAAGGGGCTCTGTACTTATATTGTTTCAGAGCCCCCTTCTTAATTTAATTGTAAGTACCTATTTGCTTTTTTTGACGTAATTTTGTGCGTTATAAGCCGAATTTTCCAAGTAAAAATGCGATAACCGCAGCAAGTACAGCCCACACAATTTTGTCCACAATTGAATCAAACCTCTTTGCCGGTTTGCTTTCAAGTGCGTCAACCTTGTCTGTCAGTGTGTCCACATTGCCGTTCATCGTTTTTAACTGTTCGGCCATAACCGCAACAGATTTTGCAAGATCGTGCAGAGCGCTTTGTTCGCCCTCAAGCTTTTTAATTCGCCCCTCGTTTCTTAAAGAGCGGTCGGTGGTTTCTTGCAATTTTATTGCCAAGCTTTCATTGTCCATTTAATCCCCAGCCGCCTTTCGGTTTGTTAATCAAGTTCCGGCAGTCCCGCAACGCTTGTAAGCATTGAAAGTATAAAAGCAAGAATGCTCGAACTTACCACAACAATCCAATTAACTTCCGAAAGAAGAGCAGCAGCACCGATATTAGCAACCGCTGTCTGTGCCAAAGTCTTAATCGCTCTTACAGCAGCCGCCGCGAGCCACTTCTTAGTAAATATCTTTTTCATATTATTCGACCTCCATTGACGGGTATTTGTTTCGCATTTCGTTACGAAACGATTCCGCATCCAGTTTGTTGGTAAAGTAAATTGTGAACTTTCCTAAAATTGGCAATGCAGTTTCTTTGATTTCCGCATAACCGCGAATGTTGCTGTTGGTGAGTGCATACTTTTTAAGGCACACACCGTCAAAGCCCGGTGCCGTAGAATTGCCCTCGATGGTGTAAATCTCATTGCCGGCAATTTCCGCAACAAAGCCCACATGGTCACAGTCGCCCGATTTATCCCAGTCGAAATACACCAAATCGCCGACCTTTGGTGTATAGTCCTTTTCGTGCCACGCATCCTGTTCAATGTAATGCCGCATTGCCGCTGTGCAAGACGCCGTAGCCGGCTGACCTTTAATATCAAAGTAAGCGATTACCCACCATATAAATATCTGACACCACGAAACGGTTGCTGAAAATCCGGCCCCGGTCGCTTCGTTGTATGCCGTAATGAATTTATCATCGCCTTTCGGCTCGGTTGTGCCGATCTGTTCTGCAGCTTTAGCAACGAACTTATTGTTGCTTTCCGCATAACCTACGCAGCGTTTGAGCATTGCTTCGGTCTGTGCGCCTACAATTCCGTCCGCTTCAAGACCTGTTGCGCTCTGAAACACTATGACAGCATTGTGCGTAGCCGTTCCAAAATCGCCGTCAACATCGAGCTGAAATGAAAGCTTGTTAAGGCTTGTCTGCAGCGTTTTGACGGCGTCGCCTTTACTGCCTTTGCTTAACACTTCTTTTCCCTCCTTTGTCTGCCCGTCAGCCCAAAACAATATAAAGTTGTGTACTCTGCGCGAGGACGTTACTTTTTCACCGTTAAAATCACATTGCGTGCTGCCGCCACCGTCAAGCATTACCGCGTACTGACAGCCAATGCCGTACATATAATCACGTAACTGCTCCGGTGTCCTGCCCCGTTTGTCGCAATACAAAACCTGTGTTCCGTCAGCCGTATAGCCCCATGCAGTGCGTTCTCGCGAACCGCCCATACCGCTGTCATAGAC